ATCACCTATAGCTTTTTGATACTTAGATCTGATTTCAGGAGAATCACTTAAATCATCACCTAATGGAGAGAAATATGTTGATACTCTTAAATCATAACCACTATCAAATAGTAATTTTCTACCTGGAGATTGATCTAAACTAAAGTTAACAGGAATAAATGCATTAAACATTCTAGTTAAAGGATCCCACATTTTTAGTGGCTTACCATTTAAAATATCATATTTAATAGGTAAAGGATCACTAGCTAGTTTTTCAGTTAATAAGTTTCTGTTTCTTATAGATTGATCAATACCAGATCCTAACTCACGAGTGTAAGGAGTAAATAATTTACCAAGTTCATTCCTAAGCCCAGCTAAAGGTACTGTATTATTACCTATATTTGCTATGATACGTTCTGCTTGTCCAGGTCTACCACCAAATAAATCAACGAACTGTTGCATACCAGCTAAATAAGACTTACTAGTAACACCTTGGGCTAATAGTAAACTAATTTTAAGTAACTGTTTCTCAGTCCATTCTTCACCCATTAACTGACTAGCATCACCTACATCAGCAATCATAGACATTACTTGGTTAAATGGTTCAATAGAATCATATCCAACTCTAACACCACCTTCACCAAAAAATCTAATAGTTCTTGGTTTATATCCAGCATCTAACCATACTTGTCTTTTCTGTCTATCAACAGGACCATTACCTGTTAGATCTCCTCTCATCCAAGCTTGGATAGCCATGAAAACTAAAGACGAACCCATAGCCAGTCTACCTACTTGTAATGCCTTAGCATTATCTAGTTCGACTGCACTAGTGATACCATATTGTCTTAGATTATCGATGTCTTTATAACCAGCGAATGCTATATCATTCCATTCTTTAACTAAAAAGTTAAAACCAGGAGTATGTTTAGCAGTTAATTGAAGACCATTTACACCAGTTCTAGCAAATAAGAAGAAAGGTTTAGCCCATGGATGAGCTTGGAATACTGAGTTTAACCCTTGGGCAAACCCTTTTAATTCATTAGTTAACGTAACTTCTTTACGTGCAAACTTAGTAGCTTCATCTACAATATTACCATTACCATCAAAGATTTGACGATAGAAATCTTCTTCATATATCCTAACTAATTCAGGACTAATTTCATTATAAGCAGTTAATTTACCATTAGCTTGAGCATCTAAAGCAGACCTCATAGCCTTTTCTCTCATCTTAGCTCTACCTAAGATATAAGCAAAAGCATCATCAGTAGCTGCCATTATTTTAGTTGAATATGTGAAGAAGCTATTATTATTAATACTTCTAGCCATATTAGCTAAGTTAAACCAAGCTCTATCTCCAAAGGTAGCTCCAGAATCAGGACTCTCTGCCCATCTTCTTAATAGTTCCCAGTTATCATCGCCCCTAGTATACTCAGCAAATCTAGTTCTAACAGTAGATACATCTCCACTCCAATAGGAATCAAGCTTGTTTCTAAATAGTGTCCATGATTCAGGTATTGCTTCTATCATAGCATTGATTGAAGATAATCCTGCTCTTAATGTAGCAGTATCTCCGGTAAATGGTGTACTAACTGCAGCACCTAATGTTGTAGATAGAGGTCTTAAGAATGTAGCCGTAGCTGTACCCATAATAGCTCTAGCAGGGGTCTTAGGACCACTTAGTATACTATGGATCATAACACCTTCAAGCTCTCTTATAAACGCACCAGTCTGTTTCTTACCTTCAATGTCACCACCTTTGATCATTTTTCTAGCCCATTGATCAAAGTCATCTACACTATTAACTGTCTTCATAGAAGAGAATGCTTCAAATAAGGCATTCAACATATCCTCATTTGGTTCATCTTTAGCTATTTGTAGGATAGACATAATAGATTCTCTAGTATCTGCCATATCCTGAGATAAAGTTTCCTCTAGATATCTACGTTTACCAGCTCCTAACTCTCTAAAGTTCTGAGATTTAACAATTCTAGCTTTCTTTACTTCTGTTAAAGCGGTTAAAAGAGTATCTACTATCTGATCTGCAGGACCATCAATGTCACCTAGATCAGCAAAGTCAGCTATTTCTCTACCAGCTATACCTAAATCTCTTAATTGTCTAATTAAGGTACCTACAACTAAGTCAGCAGCAACTACATTTCTACTAGTAATTGTCTGTATTTGATTAGGTGTACCCTTATCATAGATATCATACGATTCAAATAACTCTTTTAGGTACTCTCCAGACGTCATATCAGCTGCATTCCTGCCTAATGTCATCCGTTGATGAGCAGCTACAGAATCTCCAAATACTTCTACAAGTCTCTTTCTACTACCACCTACAGCTTCAATAGTTTTCCTAAACTTCTCTTTACTGTATAGTTTGGATAGTACATCTTCAACTACTTCTTCACTAATATCAGCTTCTCTTGCTACACGTTCTCTTTGTATAGGAGTTGTTACAGACCCTGTTGATCCATCTTCAGCACCCCATTCATGTCTAATTCTTTTCTGCTGTTCCCAGACGACAAAAGGATCATCCTGTGAAACATGAGCAGCTTGGTGTGGATCAGCTACTGGTTTATTCTTACTACCACGGAATCCATATTCATTCCTTCTTAGCTCTTGAATTCCTTTTCTTAATGTCTGTAATTCTACACTCTTCTGCCTATCAGCTATTCTAGCTTTAACAGCGTCTGAGCCTTTACCTAAAGCCATTAAAGAGCTATCAAATACTAAACCTATACCCATCCCTTCAACGATGTTTTTTAGTTTCATCATTATAGGGTGATCTGTATCCTTAGTAGATAGAGGAGTGTCCATCCATCCATATCTATCTCTTAGCATACCTAATGCATTCTCAGCATCTGATTCTTTAGATATTAAATCGGAAGCTGCACCGACTCCAGCAGCTCTGACTAAACTATTAGCTAGTATTCCTGTTCCTGATATACCAAGTCTAACTGCTGTTGCTTTAGCAGCAGGTATAATAGCAGCAGCCATACTACCAAAGTGTACAGTACCTCTTAGTAGTTTACCCCACCATGTTTTAGTAATGATAGGGTTATCATGATCTACTAATGGATCCCATTCTGGTCTATAAAATCCTTTCTCTTTTCTTTCTCTAGCTATTTCACCAGTTAAAGCATCAGCTGTACGTTCAGGAAACGTAGTTATAGAAGATGCAGTATCTTGTAAGCCACCTGCTGCTACGGATTTAAGTTCTTCAGCAACTGCTTCAAGACCCCAATCATCAGCATCCCTTGGGTCTGCTTGTTGTTGTTGTTGTTGTTGAGGACTTTCTTCTGTTACTATTTCTTGTTGTTGTTGTATAGCTTTTTGATCTTCACGATCTTTTTCTATATCCTCTAGATACTGACTCATAGTGTCAGCTTGCTGACCTAAATACTCAGTATCTAATTCTGACGGATCTATTGGCATGTTCTTATTTGATTAGTTTACTCCTTAGAGGTTTGTTGTCTTTCTTTAAGTTCAGAAATTGTTAATTCTCTACCATCTTCAAATACACCAGAACCTGTTGTTCTTTCACCTATAGCTTCTAAAGGTTCTTGGATTAATTTCTTAGGTATATCAGCAAAAGCATTCCTTAAAAGACCTGGAACTTGTTCTAGATATTCTCCAACTTTTGAAGCTGGTTCTTTTAATGGATCAATATAAGTGCTTGGTGTCCATGCTTTTCTATATGTATCCCATATCCATTCCCTTGAGAATGGTGAATCATCTTCAGCTAATTCAAAGTTTCTATAAAATTCCCAGTCACCTGCTTCACTTCTCTTCCAACCTGTACCTGTCTTTTCATTATAGATTGAACTACCTGGTATTTTAGGTTGCTCTGGTTCCATTAGTGTATCTTCTACTAGCTTTTCTGCTACACCAGGTAATAAAGTATCAAAGCTTGAATAGTAAGGTATGTCACCAAATATACTATTATATTGTTCTCTAAGTTGTGGATCAATATTTACTTGCTGTATCCAGTCTAAACCTGTTGTAGTATAACTATTACTAGTTGCAGCTCCTTCTCTAAAAGCATTCATTAATTGAGGTAGGTCTTCAAACTCACTGACTTCTAACAATCCTTCTAATAAGGTACCTTCTAAATCTGTAAAGACTCTTAGTGATTTAGCAGGTGATGGCTTATTAAGTAGTTTAATTTGTTTTTCTAAATCTAGAAGTCTTTCAGGTATAGCTTTTTTATTTTTTTCATCCCACAGACCTGTACTTATTAACCTAGACTCCATTATTTCATATGCATTCCTACCTTTAATGCCCTCTGCTATATCTTGATAAAACAGTGGAATATCTACTGCTTCAGCAGGATCCATATATTTTAAAGCAGCTAAAAGATGTGGTTCTTCACCTTGCCAATATTCCTTAGAATTAATCATATGCCGATCATTCTTCAGAGCCTCCCTAATATCTCTTACTTCTTTTATCCTTTTGGTATCTGGAGGATATATAGCTAATTGCTGGTAAGCACCATTTTCTACATTATCACGAACTTCTTTAGAAGCCTTAGACATTGCATTCTGTCTTTGAGCATCAGTCGGTACTAGGTTTAAATCCTCTGTAACTTCTCCTAAGTGTTTCCAGTAAAGTTTCATGTAGTCTTGATTAGCATTCTTTGACATCACCCTCCATAGAGTACTCTTCTCGTCTTTTGTACCTGTTAGTTCTTGAGTTTTGTTATTTATGTATGAATCAACTAATCCAATCTCAACAGTTCTTTCACTAGCAGATAATCCAATACCTTTTGTCATTTTATAGACAGTATTAAACTCAGGAGATCCTGGTTCAAAATGTTTTAACTCGTCTTTACCAGGTGGTATTCCATGTACATAGAAATTATAATTAATTCTTTTTAAGTTAGCATCTACAGAATCTGATCCAAAATCTTCTGCATTAGAAATTGAGCTATTAAACCAAGAATGACCGTCAGGATTTGCAACAATAAATTCTTTGTATTTTTGAGAGAACCATTCTTTTCTTTGGTCTTCAGTAGGATTAGTTTTTATAAATTCATCGTATTCTTCTTGAACTTTTTGTATATCAAGCTGTTTAGCATTTTCTCTTTTCTTTGTTCGTGTATTTATTAAATCTTGCTGTTTATCTGTTGTTTTTTGATCTAATTCATCGAACTCCTTCTTCCAGTATTCCTTAACAGTTTTTCTTTTACCTCCATCAAGAGGTTTAATTAAAGCATCACCTATAGCTGTTATATGCTTAGCGTCTAACTCACCGCTTTCATAAGCTTGTTGTAGAAAATTGAAGAATTCTTGTTTACCTTTTTTTCTATTGAAATCATGGAAGCCATAATATGTA